CAACAGGCCCTGTAGTTCCTCAGGACGCGTCAAACGGTCGATAAGGGTGGGATCGGCCTTCCCTGCCGGGAAAAACGCTGAGAAAGGCACCACGACCCACCGTGAGAAGAACCCTTCGGTGGTGTCCGCCGTACGGGGCAAAGAATTAAATGCCGCAATCATGAGAGCGCGGCAGCGAAACACAAAAGGGTTTTTGTGCTTGTGCTGCGCCATCATGTAGTCACCTCCCGTCAATTGCTTGAATTGCTCGGTTGACTTGAAAATCCTCGGGTCTACGTCTCCAACCAGGTTCGCCAACTTTCCGTACAGTTGTGCGGAACTGAATTGTGAAGAATCAAGAGCCTGTGGAGTGACTGCGCTGATATTCGCATGGCCAACGAGCATACGGGCAAGGCGTAGAAAGGTACCTTTGCCGTTGCGCCCAGTGCCATGAAGTAGCACCGCCTTGTGAAGGGGATTATCGTTGAAAAGCATGTATCCCAGAATCTGATACGCCAACTCTGCCGCATCCCCGGGGAACACCTCCTCAAAGAATTGATTGATGTTGGGGCACTCTGCATCCTCGTCCCACTCAACGGGGATACGTACCGTGCTGATGATGTGCGGATTATGGGGATATAGCTTGCCTTCCTCCCAGTCCAACAGTCCATTTGGGAGGTTCAGGAACTGGGTGTCTTGCTTCTCGTCCGTGATCAACGGCTCACGGTGCTCAATGACTTTCCGGACGTTCTCCGCGTGCGCCGGACGCCATCGTTGGCGCAAAAGGGTTTCTGTGCGCCGGTAGATCTCTCCCTCACCATCGGGAGTCCACAAACCGTTGGTGTGCCTGTAGATGATGCCGCCTGTGCCTACGGCAAGGTGCCCCGTACGCTCGACAGCCCTTCTGAGGGATCGAGCCTTGAGACCGTGCTTAGGGTCGAAGAAACGGCCTGGGTCCTTGCCCCGTTCCGCTTCCTCCACTTGACACGGATCTCCCTCCCGAACGCGTTCTGTTGCAACCTTTTCAATGGCACCAATGCAGGCCCTAGACCATTCTGCCTCAGCCATCCCGGGGTCACGTCGTCCAGAAATGTCAATCTGTTCAAGGAAAGTGTCACGAATCTTGCGGAGACCTCGTCTCCCGCCAGTATGACCAACCTTGACTTCCGCAAGCACCGCCCATACCGCGTTAAGCATGGCATCGTGAAGGCCTCCCGCTTCCGTGTGCTTCAACAGGTCATTGTGATGCCGTCGCACAACTCGTTTCATCTCAGCGCACGGTTCACCACCACCGTGTTCCTGCAACCACAAACGACTGTCCACATTGGCCCTGTCGCGCCGGACGTACTGTGAGCCTGTGGCAAGCTCCAACCACTTGTCAGGGAGGTCAGAGAATTCATCTGGGGAAGGCAAGTACAGATTGGACGGTGTCTTACGCCGACCGTTCATGTTGGCCCAACGGTATTGCGCGCCACTGGGGTGCACGCTTGGAGGGGCCACCATGTAACGATAATGCCGGTAAATAACATCCAACCCGGCCCCTAGCTTCCCGGGCCAAGTCAAACCGGCGGGTGTCATGAACCACAAGTGATAACGCTCCGGGTCACCCCGGAACGTCATCCACGTACCTGGCAGCGCACCATACTGGTTTTCCAGTTCTGCCAAGGCTTCTTGCCCAGGTGGTCCGTCCACATCGAACACAACGCACCCATCAGGGACGATCGTTCCGATGTTCTTGAATCTACTGTCCTGTTTGGACTGCCCGTTCCGTCCTCTGTAGATTCCGGCTAGCCATTCCTCCAGTTGGTCCCGGGTGTACTCCAGGTCATTGGGTACGCCTGTAGGCGGAGGAAACTTCCCACCCTCAGGCAAGGGAATCGGTAGGAAGCCCGCATCAAAGTAATCGAGTGCAGCCGTGTGGAAAGGGGACCACCCCAATTCTGTCCGGGATGGAGTGTTCCGCCGTGTTGTGCTAGCGTCGGCGTTGCGCTCCACTTTGGAGCGTGAACTACCCATTTCCTCTCTCCTCTCTGGAAAAGGGCCGGTCCTCAGTAGACCGTGATCGTACGGAAAGCCTGAGGGCCGGTCTCCAGATCCACAAAGGTGAGATTCTCAAGGATCTCATTCGGAATCGGGAAGGCATCTCCCGAAATGAGTTCCATGTCCCAATCCTCGGGTGAGGCCAGAATGGCTTTACACCCGCAACATGAATTGAGCTGGACGCACATTTCTTCCACCCTGACTTGGAAAATCGGGGTGTTGCAACACGCTGACCTGAGGAACGTGGACAGAAACGCCCCCGTTCCTCTGCCGCCATGAACCAACGTGCCTTCACTCATTGCTGGTTTTCCTGTTCTCTGCGCCATGCCTGAAACTCTTTAAAGCATTGATCGCATACCACGGACACCTTACCTGTGTCCCCGTAGTTCTCATTCAAGTATTCTTCTATTGACTCCTCGTCTTCGCGTCCCTTGATAAATAATTCTCTACACAGTCCGCACTGAAACCACTGACCCTTGCCGCTCATTCTGCGGACGGCTGATTTCCGGGCCAGACGTGCGCCCCTCCGATGCCCCGTGCCACGTCCGACGGGCACATGAGTTCAGGACGGTCGCCGGTTGCCATTGGTGCGTGCCCCGTGAAGGCAATACCCCATACCACACGAAGTGCTTGCCAATCCGGGTGCTGGTCACAGTACTTGCACTCCCCCGGAGCGTGCAGTACGCGTTGATCACAGTGCGGCAAGGGCGTGTGGCCCAAGCAATCAATTGCTTCGTGCATCTCCATGTTGGTCAATCCTTCGGGTAAATGGTGCGGTGCTTCACCCGGGTGCAACCCTCGCGCTCGCAACGCTTGACCTGGTTGACGTACAGGGAATGGCGCCTCATGTCCTGCCAACGCCACTTGTGCAGGCCAATGCGGCACAGAAGCCTTCCGACAAGTCCGCCGAGTCTGCACGGGCACAGACCCAGACGGCACAGAATCCGGCTCATTTATCCTCAATTCTTTTCGGCACAGGTACAGACATTGGATTGGTTACGGCAGCCCGGGCAAGTGGGCCACCAGGTTTCTTCGTCAACAGGCATTTGAATTAGTTCCCCTTGTGGTGGGGGCAGTTGGGGTCAGGGAATCGACCACCACCAGCCCACAGACACGTGCAGTGCTGGGCACCTTCATTTGCCATGACGATGAACACAATCACTTACTTACTCCTTAAACGCAAAAGACCCCTCCCCCGGGCAGGTGGGGGAGGGGCCTTAAGTGGAAACCGAAACGGATTTACTCCGCCGCTTCAGCATCCATGATCAGCAACGCCTTGACTTCCAGCGTGCCGTGAGGCGCGTAGAACTTGCCGACACAGCCCGAGTTCGCGGGGGGCTGGAAAACGTTGTACGACTTCGTCTCGTTGACGAACTCGAACTCAACGAGTTCCCTCGTCGTTCCCTCCGTCTCCTCAGCGGGCTTCTGCGCTGCCGGAGCTGCCGGGGCCTTGGCCGTCGTCTTCGTGGCGGCAGCGGGCTTCTGAGCGGCCTTGGCGGGGGCTGCCTTGGTCGCTGCCGTGGTGGGCTTGGTGGCAGCGGCAGGCTTGCGCCGTGCAGGGGCACCCGTCTTCGTGGCTTCGGCCATTTCCTGTTTCCTCCTCAGTGCCCTGTTGGGCGGTGAAAGTCGGGCAAAGAATGGGGCTTGCCCTGATTGCTGTCAAGTCGGGTTTAGAAGCGTGTACGGGGGTGGAGCATGTCACACCGCTTACCCCGCCGTTCACACGCGCAATCCCATCGGGCGTTCGCAACACCTTCATGCGTTAGTTTCCACGGGCGTTTGCGGGATTCAATCTTGATTCGGCGCAACCAAGTGATTGCGTGCTGCATTGCAGCAAATTCATCCTTTCGATACCCCGAACCGAAGCCCAGACGCCTCAGCCGGTCTTTGGTGACTCCGGTCCGCATCGTCCGGGATTGCGTGTGAAATTTGATTGAGCGCTGCCAACACTCCCACTGAAGTACAGCGTTGAAGCGCACAGGAGAAAGAAGGTTGTCACCGCCGATCGTCTGGGTTAGCTCGAAGCCTTCCGACACCACGTCAAAGTAAAGGTAATACGCCCCGTCACCGTAAACACTTGTCGTGTTGGCAATCTGTTTCACGGCTTGATCGTATTGCTGCACTTCGGGGCCAGTCAGTTCCCCGTGTTCGTACCACTTGATGTGCTGAAGGACTTTGTTCTCCGGACGGCTGAACGCCCGGAAGTCCACACAGAAGTGTGTCCAACCGGACGCTGCCGCACCCGGGTCATAAGTCCTCAGGTGGTACTCGTTGTCAGTCAAGCGTGCCCTCAAACGCAATGGTTCCGTCGGGGCTCACCAGCCTCCAGGTACCTTCGGGAAGGCTGTCGTCCACCTGCACACGGATTTCCGGCGTGAGTCCCATGAGTGGCATTCCGAACGGAATGCCGTGCTTGGCCGCGCTCATCTCGAACGCTTCCGTCATGCCCGCGTTCAGCATCCCCTTGGGGGTAGTCCCCATTGCGTCGGACTTCTCGCGCAGACGCTTGGAAGTGCTCAGGTTCATGAACAACGTGTGCGTCTCCCACTTCCGCGTTTCGTGGTTTTCCTTGGCGATTGCGTTCAGCTGATCGAAACTCATTGACTAGCCTTCCTTTGTGTAGATGCACAATGTGATCTTGGCCGGGTTGTGGCGGTCGCCGCAGTTATCACATTTGGGTGCGATAAACCCGCAACGCCGACACCACCAGCCTTCCCGTTGGATGATGTATTTGCCCCGTGGCATCTCCTCCCACTTGTGGAAGCCAAAGAAGCAACGAAGCCGGAAACGGATAATGTAGCCCTCCTCTTGCGCCATGCTGGACGTCCTACGCCATGTCCGCTTGCAACGGTGCACATAGACGTAGGCCAGACACCCAGCAAAGAAAGACGCGGTGATCAGGATGATTGATCCTGTGATAATCACTTGATCCTTCTGTTATCTCGAATCCGAAACCCGCGTGCTCGTTTTGCCATCATGTCCGAGCGCTGCTCAAGTAATTCATCAATGAGTTGCGTTCGAGCCTCAGGCTCAGCGTGAAGCACGGGATTTTCCACAGTCGATTTGATCAGCTTGTCAAGCTTCACAATTCCAACCATGTACGGGTCAGGCAGCATTGCTATACCCATGACCCCAACTCTTTCCGTAGACCTTTCCAGATGCTGTAATGGGAACTCCCCTGAACTTCCGTGACATGACCTCCCCGTAGCGCTCAGCCGTCCACTGAGCCTTTTTCTTGCGTGCCTGCCCTAGGATCTCATCGTGCACAGGCAAAAGGACCGTAGGCTCAAGCCTAGGGTCATCCATGACGTCCAGTAGCGCACGCTTGAACAAGTCGGCTGCCGTGCACTGCACTTCGTAATTGACGATGGTGTAGGCCTTGCTGGCATCTACCCGAAGTCGCCTACCGAAGTGCGTTTCGACAAAGCCATACTTGCCGTAGCAGAGTCGGTCAATTTCAACTTGAACCGCTTTACGCGCTGCCCTGCCCTGCGGCGTATCTGATTTGTAGTTGAACATCCGGCTACGCAACCGGCGGTAGTGTTGATAGCCGTGGTAACCCAATGCATCCCGCAACAAACCATCAACGCGTTTACGTTTGTATTTGGTCAGTGCCTCCATTCGATTTTCATAGTCCCGGGTGATGGTGTACGCCTCACCCAGGGGGATTCCCGCTTGGTCCGCTAGCGTCTGCGCACCCCCGCCGAACAACCACCCGTAGGTGACGTTCTTCGTGTAGCGGTACTCATCCGCTGTGTAGTTCTCACCAAAGAGCTGAACGGCGGAAGCCTTGATCAAATGCTCACCGCGCTTGGCGGCATCAATCAAAACCTGTTCACCCGCTAAAGCGGCTGCAACCCGCAACTCAATCTGATCGAAGTCAGCCGAGATAATCAGGTGCCCCGGGTCTGCGATCAGACAGCGGCGAATTGCAGCCGCGCTCAGAAGCTTCATTTCTGGTGTGGGTACATGTTGGGCGGGTAGCCGCGCTTCTCGTCGTACTCGTGAAGCGCCACAAGAAGCGTTTGCACGAAGCTACCCACTTCCTCAGGATGCAACCACTTCGAGCCCCGGATTCGTGCGAGCACCTGAAAGCGGCCAACGCCGTGCACGCTTGGCGGCAAGTCAGGGTCAGTCCAGCGCTCACGCATTCCGAATTGCATGTTGAGACCAGCCAAGGCCCCGTATGCAACGTCCCTGTCAGTGGTGAGGAAAAGCTCTCTCCACTTGTCGGGCTGGTCCGGATGCCTTTCCATTACCGCGTACTCGTATTCGAACGGACTGAAGGGAACTTCAGACGAAGTCATAATCACCCCAACATTGAGATCCCGATTCCGATGAAGAACAGGACAACGAAGGACGCGAATGGCGCAACCAACATGATCGCGCCGCACTTGAGGAATTTGTCTGTCGTCGGCTTCTGCAACCACGGCAACAGAGAAATCATCATCAAGCACACACCGATAGCCATGCTGAAACTACCGGCGGACAATCCCACCCGAACCGCTAAGGGAATGTCAGTCATCGTCCCTCCGAATGAACTGAAGGATTCCCATCGGTGGGGGCTGGTCTTCGTCCAATTTGGCTTCCTCCACCAAGCGCTTTTGGTAGCTACCCATGCGCATGTGGATGATGTGCCGCTTCAGGTCGAAGTCGCTCATGTCCTCAAGCAACACCAATTGGTGGTGAATGAGTTCACGAATGAGAGCGTCACGGCTCATGTTCCCAATGATATCCAACCCGGCCGTTTCAGGGTTGTCCAGCGAAGGGAACTCGAACTGTGCTGGTGGTGGGGAAAGCTTTTCCCGGATGGCGGCAGGGAGTTCGATCCTGCCCCAAGAGGAAAAATCCATCCCCATGTTCATGCGTCTGCGGAACTCGAACTCATCTTCAAGGCTCACAGAGCTTCCTCACTTTCCCACAGAATTTCATCTTCATGGTCCTTTGTGGGCAGTTGCTGTAGGGGCGGTGTGCTCACGCTAGACCTGGTTGTGCGTGCTGCCAGCGAATTGATGGACGGGTGTACCCGCCCGTTAATGTCCATCTCTTCGAGCATGGCGTCTGTGTAGGACTCTCGCCGCTTGTTCAATTGCTTCGCGACCAAGACAGCGTGAATGAAGTTTTTGACCTCCCAACCTGTTTTTGGATCGTTCAACAGTCCACGAAGGACGCGCGCGTCAGTTTTGTATTGACCTGTGTCAGTCCGTTGCCAGAGTTTCGCGCCCAACTCCTCAAGCGTGGCGGCTAATTGCTGTCCACTTTGGATGTTGTCACAGCCGTAGCCGCGCGCTATGAGTTCCATCTGTCGCGCCTTGCGCCGGTACGCTTTGGACAGTCGCCGTGTGTACGGTTCGTCCAGCAGAATTGCTCTCCGCTGAAGAGTGTCCATTACAGACTGAACTCGTTTGTCAAAGTGGTACAGGTCATAGAATTCCTTGATCACCTCCTGATACTTGTCGTAAACCCAATAGGTCAGAACAGGGTCCGCTGCCGCATATGCGGTGTACGCGGGATGGGTGGGGTCAATCAGTGCCCACCCCTCTGAGATCTTGGCCTTACGGACTTTCTGAAGGCCCTTGCGTGGCCCCGATTTGTAGACCTCCCCGGGGATCGGAATCTCAATTGTCTTGAAGACCCGTTTGAGTTCCCGTTCCCACTTGCCTGCATCCGGGTCAATCAGAGCTTCGGCAATGTCTTTGAGACCGTGGCCGATTCCGCCGTCTTGCCTGTTGCGGGAATCTGAATGATGGCTAGGGATGTAGGTTTCACCGGCGCAAATGACACCCGTCTCGTAACCCAGGTGCTGATCAATGCATCGGATATCATGCGGTCCATTGTGGCCGATCCAATTTACGTCTTGCTCGAAGCACCAACCGATGGTTCGGCGGTACTGTTGGGGCACCACGTAACTGTGCACGGCGTTTCCAAATTGGACAGTCCGCAGACGCCAACTGGGGTGGTATGGATTGAGTCGGGTGGACTCTGTGTCCATCGCCAGTGATCGATGACCCCGAACAAATTCTCTTACCTCTCCCAAGTCCTTTTTGGACTCGACACAGTGGAAATAGATTCTTGACCCGGCTAGCCGGTCCTTGATACGGATCATCGCAAACCGTATTCAAGTACCCGATACACCAGGATGATGCAGCCCAACAGGAAGAGTCCACAAACGATAGACGACACCGTTACCGCGAAGTGCCAGAGGAATGATTTCCAAAGGGGTTCACTACGCAACTGCTGACCGTTCATCTAGACACTCCTTTATGGACTCACACGCCTACGCCTGCACGTGCTCTTGGGCTTCGGCTTGTCGGCGTACCAACGCACACCGCATGTACAGGCCATGTAAACCGGAATCCCTTGCCCCACAACGAAACCAGAGGGCAACTGGTCAAACACGTGGTCACGCTTAAGGGTGTCCATCCAACCACTCTCCAAGCTTGTGCCAATCCTTTTCCAGAATCGGCCGCATGGCTTCGTTTCGCAGACCGAAGGACGGATGAACCATCGGCCAGAGCGTGAGTTTCATTCCAGACTGTTTGTCGCGAACAGCCCGGGGGGCTCCACTCACTTTCAGAATCGAATCCCGCTTCCCCGTGATGGTCTCGTATGCCGTACGGCCAACTGCAATGATCACATCGGGCTTGCCGACAGCGAGCCATTCACGGCGCACGATGTCCCGTGCATATTCCATTTCCTCAGGGGTGGGTGTTCTGTTGCGGGGGGGACGGAACTTGATTGCATTCGTAAGCCAACAGTTGGGGGCTGGACCATCGATATTGCGTCCGGACCCCTCACCCAATTCCACGTAGCGTTGGGCAGCTTCCGCACCTTCATGCATCGTGGCGAACAACCCAGCAACCGCCATGAGGTCACGGAGAGCCCTCCCGGAAGGACCGACGAAGGGCCTACGCGCCAATGTTTCCTGCGCGCCTGGTGCCTCCCCCACAATGAACGCAATAGGGTCGTCACCCTCTCCAGGAACAAAGACATCATTCAGGTCCTGGAATATCCGTTGGTAGTGTTCCGCCCGGGATCTCACCGTCTCCAGTTGCAGGCGGTTCACCCGGGGCATCGTCGGTGGACGGTACGTCTTCGGCATCTTTGAACATCCATTCGAAGAATCCGAGAATCAAGCCTTCCTTGACGTGCACGGGGCATTCCGGGCGTGTCTCCTTGATGCGCACCCCCCGCCCCCGGAACGAGTGGTAACCCTCGTCCACATCGGCCTGTGTGAGCACGGGACCGCCGTTGTGATACTTGTGTTCCCTAGGCTCACGGCAGTGAGTACACATGCCCTCAGGGATTTCCACGTGGTCGCGGTGCACTTCCCACAAGCACCGACACCATTCCTTTGTGGTCCCTGTCTCCACCAAGCGAACGAATTCCTTCACCTTCTCAGGAATTTCGTGCTTCGGCAGCGAAAGCCATTCCACATTGGACGAGAGTTCACCCTCTTCCATGTCTGAATAAGTGACCTCGCGAATCTCAACGGTCTTACCGGTGGCAGCTTCCCATTTTTCCAGGAACGCCTGAATCTGTTCCTCGGGGATCAACGGGTATGCGAAATCTGCGAACTCCAGGTATTGGAATTTGATTTCGTGTCCTTCGGGGGCAGGAAAAGTGTCCTCGAAGTACCGAATTGCGTCACCCATGTTGAACGCGTACATCGAGGGCCTAATACGTTCTGCCGCTGCCTTGTCGAACACGGCGGGGTGTTGGGGCTCCGTCGGTTCGAAGTCGAATCCTTCGTCTGGACCCATCTTCACGGTCGGTCCTTCCTGGGCTCTACAAGGCCCCTGTACGGGTGTTCGTCCACAATCCAGGGGTCTCCACTGGGGATGGTGAGCCTTGGCGTCAGAGAGGACGTGTACGGCAGGTATTCCATGTACTTCCGGGGGTTGTCGCGCCGAACCTGTTCGGTGATAGCGGTAGGAATCAACAAGATCCCCAACGCCGTGAGTGCGGCGAACCCAATTGCGATTTTTCTACGCATCGTGTTCCTTCCACTTAGGAGGGTGGGGGCAGCCCCGAATAACCGCCCCCACCCAGTCATCACACGTTCCGGATTGCGTGCAAAACCTGTTCGTACGTGTGCTCCCCGTCCTCGTCCGGCAGCTTGACTTCTGCCAGCGTGACGAGGTACGCCGCGTACCGGAACGCCTCTTGCTTGGTCCTGAACGTAGGAACGGTAGGCATCCCTTGGCGAACGAAGTGCGCACGCCCGTTCATGGCGTGCGTACTGTTCTCCATGTTCTGTCCTGCCCCGATGGCGAACTCGTTCAACGTGTTCACGGGGACTTCCGGCGCATCGTCCACAATGGATTTCTGGCCGGGTGGCGTTGCGGGCTTCTTACCTGCCAATGCATTCACCCCTTACTCGTCGTCATCGTCGAAGACGTCGTCGTCACCGTCGTACGCGTCTTCGTCGTCTTCGGCGTACTCGTCGTCCTCGTCCTCTTCAGGCTCAAGGCACTCGAAGTACGCGCCACCCTTGATTTCCTTACGGGGATTACCCTTCTGGTCCTCCCCGTCAACCAGTTGCGCAGAGACCATGTGCCCATCAAGGACCCACCGTCCCACCTTGAGGATTTTCCCGTCCGTGTCCACCTTGGTGCGCGTCGCGAAGTCACGCCCCGAGATGCCCAGGGCGTCCAGCAACGGCACGTAGCGGAATTGGGTTTTGTTCATCACGGGGATGTAATCCATGATGAAGTAACCCGCGTACTTGTCCTCAGAGGAGTCACGCGGAACGAGTTCGAGCCCCACAATGAGTTGGGGGTTCTTTTCTCGTGTACCTGCCGCGTACTTGAGGACCTTCACTTCCCAGTCGTACACAGCGTTGGGGGGAATCTTCCCCCGGTAGGGCTTGAACTGTCGCGACCGGTCGTAATCGTCCACATCGGACTGATCGATGCCCCAGCGAACTACTGGCATTTCCGTTTTCTCCTCTACGCAGCGGCCTGAATGAGTTCGAGAAGCTTGGGCATCGTTGGATCGTCCACATGGGAGCCCAGCGTCCCGAACTTCTCACCGCAAATGTACCTAACCTCATCGTCCTTTCTGGACACACTTTGCGGGCTGTCAAAGTAGATCCGTCGCACTTCCTTGACTTTCTCACCGTCACGGGACCTGAGTTTCTTCTTGGTCATGTATCCCGTGAAGTCCATCAGCCCTGAGATTGCGTTAGCCGTCTCAGTGACTTTTCCTTGCACACCAGGGAAGACAAGTAGTTCACCGTCGTCCCCTTCGGTGCGGTAGGCGTGCGCGGTGATCAACAAATTCACCGGCATGTCCACCAAGCGCGGAATCCAGGCCTTCAACATGTTCTGAGTGTTGAAGTAATCCGGACGGTCCGGCAGGTTCCTGTGTTGCCGCTTGCTCGGATCGATGTCAAAAGCTTCCGCCGCGTAGCTCAGGCGGAACCGATCCTGCATTGTGGACAGTCCATCTAGGACCAACCAGTCAAAGCTTTCATAGCGCGGACGCTTGGTCTTGCTGTTCCTGCCCTCAAGCCACTCGACAGCGGCCCAGGCCGTTGCTGTGTCGGCAATCTTGCGTCCCATGCCGATGGCACCACGCCGCGCGGCGGTTTTGTACCCGGGCTCACCGATGAGCCAAAAGGTTTTACCCGGGCACGTTCCCGCCAACGCCGTTTTGCCCACATTGGAATCCCCGTAAATGATTCCGTTGTAGCTCTCACTTCCGGGGTCCAGTTTGACCAGTTCGGCAGCGAAGTCCGAAACGGACATGCGAGACCGTTCCGTGCGCGCCAGATCCGAACGCTTTCCCGCCGTGCTGCTCATTCGGCGGACCGCATGGGATGCGGCAGCAACTTCACCTTCCGGGAGGCCCTGAGGTGATTTCCTCGCACGCGTCCCGGGTAGACCGGAGTGTTCATGAACTTCCGCGTGATCGCTGCCTTGTCCTCTTCGGACAGAACGGGTTCCGTTACGAGCTTGCTCACCGGAATGCCCGTGTGCGCCACGCGGTTCGGGTCCTGGGGGGCCTCCAGTGACCGTAGCCGCTGGAAGAACTTCCGCTCGTTGGTCGTCATCAGTCTGTCCTTTCTAGACGAACACAATTGCACTGAACAGCGCGGTAAATCCGCTAAAGGTCGATCCCCAGAACAACATCTCGCTTCGGAGCGTTGCCGTTTGGAATGCGTTCTTCAGCCGGGTGAGAACCCGTTTCGTCGTCGCCCTGTGCTTCGACGTCGAAGACGAAATAGGCCAAGACAGCGCGGGCAGCCTCTTCCCAAGCTGCAATGATGAGTGCACGGTCATGGTTGACACGAAGTTCCTCCCATGTGGGCAATGGTTCACCCGTGATGGCAGATAAACCCGAGACTGTCTCTCGGTACGCGTCGAACGCGACATTTCCGGGAGAGCGCTTGGGCTCAGCCAAATTCGAATCCGGGTGGGTCATCAGTTGTGTCCTCTTCGTACAGATATGGATCACGGCGAATGAACATGCGCTGTTCCATCAAACGCACGTCTGCGCCTTCCTCCGCTGACACGCACATGGCGAAAAAATCACATGTTCGCTCGCACGATGAATGCGGAGTAATCTGGAGTGTTGCGGGGTCAATCGTTTTATCCCGCAATGCCTGTGTTAGCTCCGTGATTTCGATGGTTTCCCTTTGGATGCGCACAAGAGTTTGCATCTTAGCCGCGCGAGTCATCGTTATCGGTTTACGGACAAACAGGGGCGGGGGTTGTCGCTTGGATACTGAGCCGTTTTGATTCAGGTACTTGCCTTGTGCGTTGGTCGGTCGTTCGTCTGGCAATCCCTTTCGTAGGAAGTTGTACATGATTCCCCGGAAACGCTGGTATTTCTTTATCACCCCCAAATTCCTGAGCGCGCGCTCAGCCATTGCACCATAGGGGCGTGCCTGGTCATCAATAACCAGGTGCCCGGTTTTGATTGTGGCTGCCGTCTTGGTCTCCAGTAGCCACACGTCGTCTTCCTCGTCAAGGTAGACGCCATCGGGTTTCAGTCGGTGGATGGCAAATACGTTCCCACCCGGCCCGCTGAAGCTGAACTCAAGCGGTATTTCGGTCGCCAACATGCGCAAGCCATCGTCAAGGCCGTAATGCGTTTGGTAAGCCCGCAACATGGCCTCCCCAAGCGCTATCAGCTCATCAGCCTTGTCCAGCATGTGTTGGGGTGCCTTGGCCCGTCTCGCAAGCTCACGAGACGAATCAGCCACGATGAGGAAGTGCTCAGCCAAGTCCCCGTTGCGCTGCAACCCGGGTCCGTACCAACGTGCCATTGCCGCGTGGACCCACGTACCCAATTGCAGGGCACCGAATTGAGCAGTGCGCGGAACGAGCCCTCTCCGCCAAGCCCAATACCACTTCTTTTTGCAGCGCTTGTAGGTAATGCGTTCGTGCGAACGCACCACGGGCAATGGTCGGTTCATGGAGTCGCCTTACTTCAGGAATTCAGCGATGAGATCCTGTTCCAATTCCATCATGGGGAACTGAGACGGGTTCTCTCTGGACATGTTGACAGCTCTCATGAGTAAATTCGACAGCGTGTGGAATTCCTGTGCCGACATACTGAGACCGACAGCCGAGAAGCCACCGTCCTCGTCTTCCTCGTCCTTGACGGTGGTCCATACCTTGAGCATTGCATTCCCCTATCAACTCATTAGAAAATCAAATACCTCAGAACCCAAGAAAGCCCCCGCTACCGGTGGGATCGGTAACGGGGGCTCTCTCGAACTAAATTCCGTTCAGGTGCGTTCACGCCTAACGCACCCAGGGGCGGAAACGGTATTTAGTTATTCAGGTGGTCTAGAAGACGAAGTCGTCGTCGTCGCCCTTGGTCACCTTCTTGCGACCACCCGTGTTGCGCGCGGGTGCCTTCTTGCTGGACGTGGCCGTCCGACGGGTGGACGTGCGCGCGGGGGCCTTCTTGGCAGCAGGCTTCCGGGCCGGAGCGCGACGCGTGGACTTGGCGGGAGGCGCGTCCTCGAAGTCGTCGTCCTCCTCGTCGTCCTCGTCCTCGTCCTCGTCCTCCTCGTCGTCCTCGTCTTCGTCGAAGTCGTCGTCCTCGTCGTCTTCGTCGTCCTCGTCGTCCTCGTCGAAGTCGTCGTCGGTGTCTTCGTCCTCGTCGAATTCGTTCTCGTCATCGTCCTCGAAGTCGTCGTCCTCGTCGTCCTCGGGAACCTCTTCCACGCTGTCCTTGGGCTTCGGACCGCGCTTGGTGACGCCGTTCTTCTCGCGCCATTCCTCCAGGAACGCCGACTGCTGGAATGCCGGACGCGCGGCGGTTGCCAGCGAGACACCAGCGAGGAACGCTTCCTTGACGGAAGTCATTTCCTTCAGGCTGACACCCACTTCCTTGACCAACCACACGGCGAACGCACGGTGGTAGGGGGTGGGTTCCTTGTCGGCGTACTGGGTGACGTCCTGTGCCGCCGATGCCGCCTTCTTTGCCGCCTGAGCGGTCTTCTGCGGAGCCTTCCGCGCGGGGGCCTTGGCCGGAGCCTTGGCAGCGGGCTTCGGTGCCGCCTTGCGCGTCTGAGCGGTCTTCCGCGTGGTGCCCGTGGAACGCGTCCTACGGGCGGGGGTCCTACCGGCCATTTGGGGCCTCTCTCTTCTCTCGAACCCATTCCGGGCTGGAAGGGCGAAAAGTAGTGACACTGGGTATTGCTGTCAACTCGGAACACTCGTTCTAGCTAAAGGGGTTGACTCAAGTCGAGAACATGCCGCATGTAATCGACCCCCCGCCGTTCGTCCAGAAGACGATGAGTGTCACGGTCCATTTCCTGATTGACCAATGCCGTTCCCACATCCACGGTTCCGAGTGAACGCAGATAGTAGTAAAGGCACTGTCGCGGATTGCTCACACGGTGGGTGCGGTCTTCCGCTTGCTTCTGCTGGTCCGGAATCCTCGTCTCGCTAATGAAGATGGTCCGGTCCGCCGTGTCCAACGTGATTGCTGTACCACCGGCTTTCACATTGAGCAGCATCACCCGGGGAGATGCCTTGTCCGTCTGGTTGAAACGGTCAATGATGGCGCGTCGCTTCCCGGGGGGAGTCTGCCCCGTGATGGCGGTACACAATGGACGGTCGGGCTTGGTCCTGAAATGCTTTTCGATCCCTCTCCCGAACATGTTGAGAATGCCCGTGTAGAAACTGACAATTACAACCTTGGTCAGGGGGTCCTTGGGGTATCCCCATTCCTCAAGGGCCTCCACTGTCCATCGGAACTTGTTTGAAGGCATTGCAGGCTTGTAAGTGTAGGCCAGTTCCTCATGCCATCCGTACCGCCTGCATTCGCGGCAGCGGGGGCGTTCCTTGCACCGTCCCTTGACCATCCGCGAATCAATGTCTCCGTAGGCGCACGCGAGTTGCTTCAGCCGCGTGAGTTCTGCCAAGGCCGTAATTGCTTCCAAACGGCCTGATTTCAATTCAGTGGCGCTGATCTCCTCCATTTCGTTGTAAGCGCGGGCTTGCTTGCCTTCCATCGGCAGCCAAATCCCAACGGGACTACCCGGGTCCGAAGGGACAAGCGGAGTCCCCACGTACATTTTGGGCGGAAGGTCCTGCGCTACCTCCGCTTTGGTTCTCCGAAGTGCCACGCCGGACAGTGAGTCCCACAAAAGGCGTTCTCTGTCCTTGCGGAACTCTCCAATTTGGTAGCCGGAATAGCCTCCCTTCTGCCAATAGAGTTCAACCCACCGATAGAAGGCCGAATATTCCTTGGGGGACAACCAATTCAGCGTGCCCCAGAGCTGATGAGGCTTGCTGTCGCACGGCGTACCGCTCATGGCTAAGCGGATTCCGTCCGAACGGGTCTTGAGCATGTCCAGCCCTCTGCGCCGTTGGGTGGGGGCACCTGAGCGGCGAATCAGGCTCTCATGGGACTCATCAACCACCACGGCACCCCATTCGATCTCAAAAAGCTTGGGGTACCCAGGGGAAATCACTTTCTCCGTGAGTTCACTTCGGACGTGTCCACAATCCAATTTCCGTTGCTGGTGAGATCCCTCAGCAGTGGATTTTCCACAACGGACAATGCGAATGCGTTTCGTCTTCTTGCTCTTGCGCTCCACCAACTCACCACAGACCCACCAGGCTTGGACCATCACAATTTCCGGGTGGACGATCAACCAGGTTTTGTCTGTGTAGCGAGTCAGCCTAATGCGTTTCTCACGGGCTATTCGCCCCTCAGGGAGCGTTACCGCACGATGGCTAGGCGGCAACCAGCGCTCAATTTCACGCTGCCATACCGATTCACCAGCCGTCTTCGGTGCCACAACCAAATACGGCCCTGGACAGTCAGCCTCAAGGATGCCGCCCATTGCGATGAGCGTTTTTCCTAGGCCTGGGTCGTCCGCCACCAATGCCGCGTGGCTGTCGGCAATGAAACGAGCCCCTACACGCTGGTATGGGCGCTTGCGCATTGCCTTGGCTAGCTTGGGGGCGGCACGCGGGAGTATTTCAAGCTTCGCATCTTTGGAGGACGCTACTCCCGCCATGTATTTACGGCTTTCGGCAACCCCCCGGGCCCACCGTCGTAATTCATTTGACGGTTTCAGTCGTCCGCCGTATTTCAGACGAAGCAACTTGAGGGATTCGAGACTCAGCGGGACTGTCCAATACCCCGCCGTGCTCTGGTAGGCCCCGGGGACTGCCGTTTTCAACCCTGCCAAGGGCTCAGCGGAATGGATGGTTACGCGACGGCCCTTTTTGCCCAGTCGAATAGTCATTTACGCCGTGAGCCCTCTGTGATTGATTTCGTCGTCCTCATCTCCCTCCATTTGCCCAAGGAAGATTTTGATCATGCCCGCAACGCCATGCGGTCGTCTGGGCATTCCTGTTGTGTCCCAGGGTCCCATGCAAAACATGCACGTTTTAACTGGGATCTCTTGGCCTGGGTGGCCTCCACTGTGTATCTCGAATAATGCGTTCCGGTACTCCTCCGAATTCTCGAACCACTTCCCACTTCGGTGCATCACTACACCCCAATTCACTCATCACGCGCCCACCAAGCTCATAACCAAGCGCGTCCGAACAATCCACGCTGAGCACGTACCAATTACCGCGTCCAGCGTGGACCGTCGCAAATGCGGACTCACACCGAAGCATGAATTTGATCCGCATTACTTGGAGATCCTTAAAGGACGTGATGACCATGTGTGGTCACCCGTTTTTAAGGTTCTGCCCGATTTTGAGGATCTGCCCAACCCTGAATGACCTGTAACCCGTTCCACCGTGATCCACGATGGTCACGACACGGTCAGCCGGAGTTTCGTCCCCCGCCCCGTCATAGCAATGGGCGATTTTCACGGAGTTGGGCGGGCAGTACGCGGTTTCTTTGTTCTTACCCAGCTTGTTCCACCACGTGATTTTCTGTCCGGCCATTTCCTTAACGAGTTCCTTGTCGGTGTACTCGTCGTACTCGGAACTGACCCCCGCTTCCGGCATCTCGTTCTTGTGGGGCTGTTCCATGTTCCACAATGAGTACTGCTGGTCAACGAGCTTGTCACCACGCCAATACATGGTGATTCGCTCATCTCCCCGGGCAGCAATGAGTTCCGCGCACGGAACCCCGCCCAGGGTCTTCCCGGGGGCGACTTCCACGGGGTCCACGAAAGCGCGACCGGTCACCGTCCAGCCCTGAGAAACCAATTTTGCCTTGGCCTCAGCGGCAAGAGCCACGGTTGCCGCCACCAGAGAGCGCGTGTCGGGCTTCGTGACCTCTTCCGGGGTGTCCTCCACCACCTGAGCCGTTTCGACACGCCTACGGGGCTTCTGAGCGGCTGCAACGGCCTTCCGGCGCTCCGTTGGTGAGTGCACCTCAGTGAGGGGCTTGGCAGGGCGTGTTTTCGTCCCCTTCACCCGGGTGGGCTTCTCGGTTGCTCCGGCCTTGGAGCATTCCGGGTAGTCACCCCCACACTTGACCGGCGGACGTCCCCGCTTGGCTTCGATGGTGAACATGCCACCGTGCAAACGGCACGGGAGTGACTTTGTTGCCATCTAATTCCTCCCTAGATCGCTCAGTTCATTTCGACTGAGCTAGTACCACCAGTAGGATTCGAACCTACACATTTCACCTTTTTAAGAGGCTGCCTCTACCCGTTGGGCTATGGTGGCGCGACTTACCCGGGAACCCACTCGGGGGCGGTTGAGAAGAGACCCGGGTAAGTCTTTGGAGAACAGTCATGCGTTGTTTGCGTAGCCCCTTTAGGCACACAAGGCCAATTTATTTACCTCCCTCCATTAACTCACCGCTGAAGTCCAAACTGATTACCCCCAAGCAATAGATTAGGGCTAATAGTCAGAACTCCGTGACCCTGGTGGGATTCGAACCCACACAAGCGCTTCCGGGCACCGCACGTGAAGGCGGAAGCGCGACTCTCCAAGAGTTTCAGGGCCTTCCCGGTAGATCCATTACCGGGAAACCTGTTACTGACTAGCTGTCGGAAGCAGGAGGCGTTTCCGTCTCCTCATCCTCGTCGATTTCGACAGGGTCACCTTGCTGGTTGCTGTTCCAACCCCAGGTTTTCCCGTAGGCCTTACCCGTGTGCTCGAAATCGCTAGCTTTCGCCATCATCGGCGGTTTCCTCCTCATCGCCATTGTCGGTGTCATCCGGTGGGGGCGGCAATTTGGGTGGAGGCGCGTGGAAAATCGTTCCGTCGTCGTACCACCCGTAACCCTTTGTCATTTATCCCCCTTGCTGTCTGCTGGCAGCCAATAGACCCTGCCGTTACGGCTGTCCTTGACGCATTTCAGCCGCTGCCCGTCCTGTGGGCGCGTGGTGTACTGCCCGGGCAGCGCGCACGGGTCACCAACGGTGGGCTTGCTGAAGAAAACCACGCATGAGACAGCGCCAATCACAATAATGACTGCAATCGGAACCAAATAGGCGAGAACCACCCAAATAATTCCAGGCTTCTTGCGCTTCACCAGTGGCCCGCCAATTCGGCGGACGTCTTGCTCCGCATGTAGAAGCCGACAGTGTCCGTGAGGACCCCGTCAACGATTTTGGCGCTCTGGTCTGCGAGGTACATCGGAAGGTCCTTGACCTCAGTCGCTGCCTGAATGTGCATGGCATTGACGTGCGTGAGGTAGCCCGAAGCAATTTTGCTCAGTCGCTCCGTGCGTTCGTCACTGGACCGGTAGACGGGGGTCTCGCCAGACGCCTCAGCGGCCAACTCGTCCACCAGCCTGTTCAACGTGTCCAGGTACAGGTGAACGCCCAATCTCAGCGCTCTCAGTTTGTCTAATTCGAATTCCACTGAATCCCACTTCCAGTAGACAAACCCCCACCCGCCCTACTTTCTTGGACCGGCACGGGTGGGGGCTCTCCGTCGGACCCCTCGAAAGGGTTCCCTGCCCTCCATCTGGCCTCAGCACAGATGGAAGTCTTTACCAAGGGACGAAACTGCCGTCGCGCTTGCTGAAGTAACCGAACTCGTTGAACACGTCCGCGTCCTTGGTCCACGGGTTGTAATAGACGTAAACGTATTCCAGTTCGATTTGGGTCTCGAAACGGACGACGACGTACGGGCCGTCCCAGTGGTTCTCCACCCCGTGAAGGAACTTGTTGGGGTCTTCGGGGGCGATGGCGGTTAACGATCCGCCCCCACCCTCAAACCGGCGGTTCATCATCTCTTGGATGTCAGCGGGGGCGGGAATGAACTTGTAACCCTTGGGCTCATCGGGCATCGGTCCTGTGCGTGCCCACTTGATTTGTCCTTCCGGCAGCACGAAGCCATCCGTGAGGCTGGACACAGCGTCCGCAATGAGTTGGTCTTTCTTGTTCATTTTCTCTCCTCCACTTAGCCGCTCATGAAACGGGGTGAGTTGCGGGCCAGATAGCACGATTCCCGAAAGGAATTAAACGCAATTCACCCCGCAATATGAGCTTCTAAAATGAGGGGAAGAATTTAGGGAAAGGAATTCCACCTTTCCAACGCGCTGCCCGGGTCAGAACCTATTTCGGGCCGGGTAGCGCGTCACACTCGCTATGTAGTTTCCCGCGTTGGGCCTGTTTCACTTCTGGCGAATTTACGGGCTGGTCCGTCTGACCGGAGTGTCCCCGATTTTACGCCGCGTGTGCCTGTGTGGGCGGGTGTCCGGCGGGGGGTGGGACCCAGCTCGAACGTTGACCAATCTTCCATGTATTTAATTTCTGTCAATAGGCCGAACGGGTGAACCCTAGCATGATCACTCTCCGTGATCAAACCGGCAGCAAGAGACCCCCTGCAACCTACGTCCTCGGGTGGCCCGTAAAGGCCCCTAGGAGAGCCACAGAGCCGTTAAATGCATTCCCAGGGGTGGTTATACCGGGGAACTCATTCTAGGCCGTCTCCGTGGATCGTCGCAGGTCACAGGGGGTCTAGTTGATCTTGAACCGCTGGCTACTGTCCTAGCTTGTACTCAGTGCCGGTTGCCGACACAGCACGGTTGGGCACCCGCCAAACGGCGTAAATCGTGCCGATGGCGGCAGCTACCGCCGTAGCGGTCGAACCGATCTCTCCGGCATCGAAGCCACCGTCAGAGACGGCAAGTTCCACCGATGCCCAGGCGGTAGCCAACGCCGTGAGCGTGGTACCGATGGCGGAAACTACCGCCTTGTGCTTCGTGAATTCCATTGTGGACACTCCTTACGGGATGCGGAGAACCCAACCCACCTGAATGTAATCAGGGTTGTTGATTCGGTCGCGGTTCGCGTTGTAGATGGCTTCCCATGATGTGCCGTACTTGACGGCAATCACGCTCAGGCTGTCCCCGGGCTGCACCACGTAGGTACGCGGGGAGGACACAGGGGCACCCTTACCCGGAATCGTCAGAGTCCAACCCACCTGAATGTAGTTGGGGTTCTGAATCCATTGGTTGGCCGCGTGAATGTCCTGCCACAACAGGCCGAACTTTGCACCGATGGCGCTGAGGGAATCCCCGGGCTGCACGATGTAGGTAGTGCCAGCACCACCCCCACCCGGGGCGGTAGGTGGCTTCGGAATGAGCACGCCGCCATCCACCCCGGGCCACTCATCCACGCACACCGTGACGTCGTAGTGGCCACCGGAGTAGAACGACTTTCCAGCGTCACCGTGAAGGTATTGCTTTCCCATCGCACCGTTGATCATTTCACGGCGACCATCCCAGGAAGCAATCCACCACTGAGGATGTGCAATCCCCCAACGGTTGAATGAGTTCTGGAGGTCATCCCACCACGACAACATCGTGTAGATGGTGGGCTCAATTCCATGCTCACGGCGGTTCAGCACCCAGTCACCGATGCGCCGATCGTCCGGGGTCGAGTTGCCCGGTTCGACGTCAAGGCAATTGCCATGAAGCGTGGTGGGGAAGACAGCGATGAAGATTCGCGGGACGTGTGCCCAACGGTCGAAGTCGCTTTCCTTCCAGTAGTAATTCCCGTCCAGATAACCCGCAACCATCTGGGCATCGTCGGGAATATCACGGGCGTTGGTCGAGTCGTAAAGCGTTCTGGTCACTTCGTCTCTCCTAGACTGCGGTTCCGGTATTACCCGGGTCGTCTCCCATTTCATCCACGTACATTTCAGTCAGGAAAATACCTCCATCCGCCTGGGCAATCATCGAACTAGTACCCAACGTGTGTTGGATACACAGCAACAGAGAAAGCAATTCATCGGTAACCGGCGTGTAATCCGTTACCACGGTGAGCGTGGCACCGCTGGACCCACTGGTGAAACATGTTTCACCACCGGAACCGACCAGTAGTGTGCTGGACGTTGTCGGCGTACTGCCAGTTGTGGTGTACCGAATGAGGGTGCGGAGTGTATCAGTTGATGTGGTGGTGTCCCCGGTCAACTTATACGTGATCGCGTAGTTCACATTCGCGCGTACTGGAATGTCATCAAGGCGGAGAACACCCACTGACGTTGTGGACGTCGTGGCGCTTGAGTTGCTGGTCCTTCGCGCACGGGCCACACGCTTCCTGAACTTGGTATTGAGCAAGGAAGCTGTGAGCGTCTGGCCTGCCATGATCTGAGCCATGTTATTACCGTCCTACTCTCGCCGGAGTCCACAAACGCACATCAGTTCCTGCATCCCATGCCCGCGAAACACCATCCATTCCGCGTTGGACGGTGATTTTCTGGGGATTATCCACCCGGAAATCCTGTACTTGAACCGTAGGGGCTACACCCGTGGCTAGATCACGGCTGATAAACCAACCAACATGTCCCGCCGGGGCCGGGTTGGGGTCTGTGACAACGAATTGCCAGTAATCAGGTTCGGGTGACTCAGGGGGCCACACTTTACCCATGATTTGGTCACCAATAGCCGCTACCTTCGTGCGCATACGGACAGTGGCGTTGGGTAGGTTGGCCCATAGGACCTGGGAGCCGAGATTGGTTCCACTGGCATTGATGATGGTCGCGGTAAGCGTCTCGGATGAACTTTGCGTCATGGTCCAAAGAACAAAGCTAGTAGTTCCGTTCATGCGCAGAGTCACACACCCAGGGCGGTACGCAGAGCCCCCTGTGATTGGGCATTCCCACGTGTAGGACACGCAAACATCTTCCAGACTCACACCCGCAAGGTAGGCACCCCGGAATGCATTGTTAGCATCCGGAACAACGATTGCCGCAGAGTTCGGTACGACGTCATAGTCGTTCGGATCACCGCCACTACTGCCCCAAAGTGTCCAGGTCTCTCCCGTAGTCGTGTCCCCCAATCCATTTGAGACTGTCCTATCGAAACGGTCGTAAATGTAGGGCCTAACCCGGCCCGTAGTGACTTTCAGGTTGTCGAAGTAGACGGCAGGGTTCGTGTTGGTGTTTCCAGGTGCCCGGGTGGTACGCAATGCGATTGAGTCACCGGTCAGCAGATCCCGCGCGTAGCCGCGAAGTTCCCGGGTCCAGGTGCCCTCTGTTTCGGTTGCAGGGTCCCAAATTTTGATCAGGAAGTCCCCATTGCGGATCTCAATCTTGACACGGTAGACCGTGGCAGCACTGGCGTGAGCCACTGTGAACGCGTGCATGTTGGTTGCCACCCCTGCAACAGTCTTTCGCATGTAGACAGTGGCCGTTGTTGCCGACGCGGTAGCCAACTCAAAGATCAGAGAATAGAAATTACTCAGATCTGTCTGCCGGAACGTGATTGCCCCGAAGAATGAACCTCCTGTAGCGCTGGCAATGCTGAAGGACACATCGCATTCAATGCAGGCGTCCGGCCCTGCCCCCGGCAGGCTCTGATGTAGCTGGGTGTTGTCTGTCGGGTGGACCAGTACCGCCCGTGTGCCGTCTGTGGTCGCATCTCCCGCCGTACCCGACGAGTTCACCCAGGTCTGTCCGGTCTCCGCATTGGACCCTGACAACTGTCCGGAGCGCGTGAAACCGTCCACAATGACTTCATTCTTGGCAATGCGTACACGTTCGCCACCCAGACCACCCGCAATCGTGGCCGGGTTCAAACGCAAATCAATCCCTTCTGCACCAAGGATGTTCAGCTCAGAAATGTCTTCTGTCCACAGTGGATCGGTCCACCTGAGATCAGTTTCTGCGGTAGTAACAACAAATTCCGTGTCGTTATCGTCCACTGCGGACTGAAGTGAGCTACTAGCCGTGTCAGCACGGCCATATTCCGCCGATGCTGTTGCTACTTCCTGCCACGGTCGCCCGGGGAGACAAGACCAGTCAATCCCCCAGTTGAAATTAGACAGAAAGATTTTTACCGACCGAACCTGAAGAACCACGCTGTCCGGCGGCAACCACACAGGCGGATTGACGATCGTCAGAATTTCGGCAACGTCCAGCAAGGCAGCGGCAGCCATTTTGGTCTTGTTACCCGTGAATTGTGTCCTGTGTAGAGCGACGGACACCCCAGGGAAACGAGATTCATCCCAGGTACCAAGGTATTTGCGCCAGTTCGCATAATCCAATCGCTGATCATCCGAATGCAGGCTGACCGTAGCTGAATCGTCATACAACCCGGCCCCGGGGATAGCTGCACGTGGGTCATTTGTGGACAATGGCCCTGTTGTTTGTTCTGCGACAACCTGACCCGCACCGCCATCCCGCTTGACAATGATTTTGTTACGCAAGCGCTGATCATCGTCTGTGGTCTCGGGTACCTCACTCAGATCTGCGTTCGCGTAGTCGAGTTCTAGCGCTACTGGACGGCCGTAGAGAGCCCAACGCGTGCGGTAGCGGTACCCGAAGTCCTCACGCATCTCATAAAGGACACCATCGTCCGCTTGGGCGGCAGCCTGAATCAGATTCAGGAACGTGTCAGACCGTTGCGGGCCCAATTCTGTTCCTGGGTCAGGGTCAGTGGTGGAATCCCCTTGGTCCAGTTCGAAATTAATGCCCTCCTCAGCGAATAGCCGAGTCAGCCGATCGGCGGCTAGCTCACCGTCGTATGCCTCCAATCCGATGGACACCGTGTCGTTTACAGCGTCCAACAATGGGTTTGATGTCACCCCCGAAGCAATAGCGAGATGACCGAATGATAGGCCAATGCTGCTACTCGCTTGGCTCTGCATCTGAATCGTATTCAGAATGGCAGGCTGCCCTGTCGACGTGGTGGTGTAGGTGTCCAGCGCGGCGAATGCACCATCAACGATGATGCGCAAGACAATATCGGTGCCTGAACGCTCTACAGCGAATTGGTAATTGTGCCATTCCGGTGTCAGCGTGGTGGTGTACGTTGCCGACACAGGATTGGTGAACGGTGCATTGGTGTACCCGTTCGCGAACACGGTCACAGTAGGGATATTGGCTGTGATGGAGTATTGGATTGTGAACAGGTAGAAGGCAACGTCCGAGAAGTTACGCATTTCTACGGCGACAACTGTCTCAAGGAACGGATTGGCTTCGTCTGTGCGCAATTCAACACGATTCCAGACAGACACCGAAAATGAATCATCGGTAGACCCTGCCGGAAGTAGATTCGCAGAACCATAGCCGATGTAGTCGTAATCGAAATCACGACCACTGGCACCCAGGTACACGCTTCCTAGCGGGTCAGAGCCCTTCAGCGTGTCCTCGTCAGAGAATTTGATAGACGCCACACGCTCAGGAAGCGGATATAGCTGATGGAGTGCTGCGCCATCGTCCAAATCAGACGCGACTGTCAGGTTTTGGTATCCAGTGCCCTCCATATTTTCGAATGACCAATAACCGGTAAGGTTGAGTGACTTCAGGTGCCGATACAGTGGTGAACCAACCGGCTTGTTGCCCTGAGACAACCGCCTAGTGAGCCCCGAAGCTTCCAGGGCTACCCAAACATCATTTCCTGTCTTGTCCCACCGTTTCGGCCACTCCGTCACCTCACCGGTAAACAGGATGATTCCCAGGCTGGAAGTGAATTCCTGGAAAGTGACGTCGAATGGCAGGGTATTGCTCAGTGAGGCACCGCAGACAGAGATAATCGCTATCTGCCCGGGAGTAATAACGGCGGTCTTCGCTGTGATGTTCCACGTAGTCGGTTCGTCAGTCCCAGTTTCCCAGGCTCTCAAATACAGATCACGACCAACGGAGCGGAAACGGATAGAAATGGTGTCGGCGTCCGTTACACCATCCACTGTGTCCGCATCGGACGACGTGAACACGCCATCCTCTGACTGATCGATATTCAAGAAAACGGTTCCCGCGAAGAACACCACACGGGCTTGCACATAATCAGCCCCCGCACCGCTCATGCGTCCTCTTAGGACAACTGCGACAGCGTCACCCGTCGGGGCTGCCTCACAAGCGATTCCTTCCAGCACGCAATCAAAATCAGTTACTTCCACAGTGTCCAATGAGGACCTGTGTTCTGTGTTCACTGCCGCGTGACGGTGGTACGCCAGACCTCCACTGGTCAGGTAGTCGGACGCGGTACCCAGAGACGTCCACACGTGCCCCGAATCCGCGTTGGGCCAACCATTCGTTCCGTCGGTAGAGAAGTCGTCTTCTACATTCGTGGTGTCACCAACATCCGCAATGATTCGGATTGGTGAATTCATTCCGATTTTGCCATAAAGCGGACTGACGAAGTTGCGGGGCGAATACTTGCCGCTTCTGTTGTTCACAGACAGCGTAGCTTGTGCCACGGACAACCCAGATGACTCATCGGGCTGCCCCCGGGGGTCGATTTCGATTTCACCGTCTTCGGTGCCGGTACCGCGCACGTCAGAAGTGATCTCATTCCATTGCTGGTCATACCAGATTTCGACTTTGGTGCTCAGCACATCCTGTGGGAATGCCATGACTACCCCAATGCGGCCTTGATCGTCTCATCTTGGCGGATCATCTTCAGGAACCAACGGCGGAACTCCGCGCTTCCTCCTGTGATGCGCAATTCAATTACACGTGCCTCCCCGCCCCCTGAGTCATTCCACAACCCGCGCGTACCCGCTGGCATGATGCGTTCGCCCTTGTGGATAAGTGCGGCACCTGTGCGAAGAACCTCACCACCACGCGCAAGCGTTGGGAGCCTTGGCATTGAGAGGCTGCCGCCACCGATACCCGGTACCCAGTCAGGGATGCGGAAGCTCAGAGAACCAATTGTGTTGTTCCACGCACGGGCAATCCAGTTGAACGCGGTTTTGAATGGCCACGTCAATGCATTACCGATCCACTCGAACGCTCTGACTAGTTTGTTCGGCAGATCCAACAACCAATTCCAAGCACCCACCACCCAGTCAATTGCATTCTTGAACGCCCAAATCAACGCGTCCTTGATCATGTTGAACGCACCGACATACAGCCCGATATACCACTGAATCAGGCCCCAAATGAATTCCCAAGCTGCCTTGACAGGTTCTCCGATCTTGCCCCAAATCCATTCCCAAAGGTCACTGAACCACGTTGTCTTTGTCGCAACCCAAATGACAGCACCAACCAGTAGCCCGATAGCAGCGATGATCAGGCCAATGGGGTTCGCGGTCATGGCGATGTTCAGCAACCACTGTGCCGCCGTTGCAAGGCCTGTAGCGACCGTGGAAGCCACCAAAGCCACCTTGCTAGCTACCTGTGCTGCCGCGTTCTTGAGGAAGCTAGCTGTCAGTACGTTGTTCGCCAGAATCAGCAAATCAATTGCACCGACAGCACCCATTACCAGCGGAGCGAACGCGCTCATGGTGGCTCCGAATTCCTCGAAGCCTGAGGGGGGCTTGGCCGCTAGGTTGGCCTCATTCAAATCAAGCTGAGCCCCCTTGGCATCAAGGGCTGCCTGTGCGGCATCTTCCGTAGCTTGCTTCGCGTCCTCCTCAGCCTGAGCCTTATCCGCCGTTGCCTGTTCGGCATCGATATTCGCTTGCTTGAGATCCTGTTGTGCCTGCGCCAAGTCCTGTGACGCTTGCTTGGCTTCCGCTGAACCCGGCCCGAATTCCTTTACAGCTTCGTTGTAATCATTTTGCGCGGTTTCGGCATCAAGCATGGCTTGCTTGACATCCAATTGAGCCTGTTCAACGTCTGCCCCCGCTTGCTTTGAATCAATTTGGGCCTGATTCAAGTCAAGCTGAGCTTGCTTCAGGTCACGGGCTGCCTGGTCCGTGTCCTGCATAGCCTGTTCGACGTCAAGCAATTTGCGGGCTTGCTCATTTGCCCGGGTAGCGCTCAGATTCTGGAGATCTTTCAATGCCGCAAAAGAATCACCAAGGTCCCCGAGTCCACCAGCCAATTGACTACCTGCACCCGACAGGTAATCGAGTTTTTCACCAAGCTTGCCGCTTGAGCGTGCGGCAGTGTCGAACGCCTCTTCAGAGGAACCCATTGATTGGACAACCACCCGTTCGGTACGGGTGGCTGCCCCTTGGATGTCCTGAAGCGCGTCCGTGAGATCTTGTTCGGTCGTTACATTGACCTTAATCTCATCGGTCATTTCAACGCCTCATTTCAGCCTCTTGCTGCCGCATCTGGGCTTCGTGCTCCGCTTGCTGCTCCGCGTACTCCTCTTCCTGGTCCATTTTGTACCCCCACCGTTCGCATTCCATGAGGCGAATGAGTTCAACATCCTCATCCAATACAGCGCGGATGTTTGGATAATTGAATTCCCTCATCGCCCCTAGAATCAATTCGGCGTAGGCAATGTCCCGGGGCTTTGCAGCTTGGCGAGCTGATTCATCAGTTCCTCTTGGATATTCTGCCCTCCATCGTTCAAACTCATTCCTTTTGGGAGGCTCAGGCGTGCCACTGAGAAGATCCACCCGAAGAAAACACCCATGATGGTCTTCAACTCCAGGCACATCATGTGGTCCACTGTGGACGGCATCGGTGCGTCCGGCAGCAACCCGCACTTCGCACAGGGCTGCCACTCACCCTTCACCTTCTTGGTGTCCGGGTGTTCCATGTTCCACGTGATGATCCGTGACGAAAGGAACTCGAACACGGCCAACTTCTTTTTCGGGTCAGACTCGTTCAGAGTGACCTTGAGAGTTTCCATCTCAATGAGTTCTGCCATCGATCCGCCCCGGGCCGTCACTTCCAGCCCGGGCATGTCTTCGAAGACCAACTCATAGAAGCTTGACTCTGGTTTGAAACCCATTACCTCTCTCCTCTCCGAGAGAACTACTTACACGGTGGTCCAGTCGGGCTCAGTACCGTTCTGAAGCGAGAACGGCGTCTGCCAGGTGAACTCACCACCAGCGGCACGCGTGAGCGCGTAGTCAGTCAACAGAACCTCGTTGACGAGGGACTGAGAACTGATCACAAGGCCCATCGTGCGCGGAATGCGGAGGTTCCCGGACAGCACCGCGTGAGCGGAGTTTGCAGCTGGGTCGAATACCCCATTCAGGTTGCCCGTGAAGTCCTTCAGAAGGCCCAGGCGTTCCATTGCGTACTTGTCAACGCCGGTCACTTCCTGGGTGTTCATCGGCGTTGCGAAGTCGAAGTTGGTGGTAGGGCTACGCAGATCACGCGCCACGCCACCTTCGTCATCCACATTCAGGGTGGTCCAACCAAGACCAGTTTCCTTTGCCATTTCTACTCAATCCCTTTCCTCTGGTTGAGTTGCTTCAGCAGATCAAGATGTCCGTAAAGATGTTCCGTCCAGTGTTCGGGCCTCAATTGCGTTGCATTGCGTGTAGTGAAACTCCGATAATCACCCCTTCCTACGTAATAGAATTCTGGCCGTTCAAGCCGTCGCTTGTGCTTGTGTACGTGAAAGCACATCTGACCCGGCTCGAAAATCAAATACCCCTCGTCCGCCGTGAGATCCATCCGGCGGTAACGCCGCTTGGATGCCTTGATTGCCGCCCACAACCGGTCGTCAAGGTGCTGAACGCGAATTGTCCAGCCCTCTCGGTATTCCTTGCAATCGACTTCGGGGCACGTTGCGGGAACGAAATGCGTTTCCAGTGGCGAACGAATGGAGTACGTCTGGTAAGCGTGCGTCGGACCGACGGGCCTAGGCCTGTTGATTCTCTGGTTGATTTTCACAACAAGTTCTCCGTCTTGTTCACCGCTGCCGACACGCGGAACACAGCGTGCGAGAAAGTGCCGGTAGTGACCACCCTGAGGTAGCGCTCTACCGTCTGGTCTCGCGCTGTCGCGATTCTGACCCCCTGACGTGCCGCTGAGAGCGCTCCGAACGAGCCCCCCACCACATCGGCCCAGGCATCCCCCACACCGTTGTCAGAGGACTGCTGAAGCTTGATCGTCACTGACGTGCCCGTGAATTCCATGAGGTGTGCATAAGCTTGAAGGCCAAATGCACTACCACCACCCCAGTTTTGGAAATCCACTGACGAACCGTTGGTTGCCGATGAATCAGTTCGCAACCCGGCCGTCAATGACAAACCCCAGTCAAGCCAATAGGCGTTGGCCTGGGTGGCAACCTTGAGCGTGAACTGACCATCCGCCGCGCGCGTTCCGTCGTAGCTCGCTTGCTTCGCAACAATGGACCCTGTCGGCGTTCCTAGGTCATCGCCCCTGTGGAAGTAGGAAGCAACCACGTCCACACGTGGGAGATCTTCCAACTTCACGTGAGCATTCTCAGGGTTGAAGAAACTGGTGAAATCGATTGCGCCGTCCAAAATCCCGGGGGCACGCTCGTATGCCTTCTTGTCAATGCTGGTTTGCGGGATCAAACCCATTGACTTGCTGATTCGCTCCAACGAGTTCGTGTCGCCGGACAGTTCCCAACCATCGATGCAGAACGCGGCACCAAGGCCTGATTCGCTTGCCATCTCCTAACTCCTTTTCACCTGGGGCCACACATCATTGACTAGGCAGGGAACCGTGATGTCCATTACGCGGAAGAACGCGCCATCGATGTCCAGGTAACCCGCTAGAGCACTCAGCTTGATTCCCGCTATGCCGAAAAGATCAACATTGCGGATCATGCCTTCGAAATCAAAATCGTCGTGGTAACGGCGCATGATGTCCGAAGTAGCTTTGGTCATGTTGGGGTCAATGAGATCTGGCGTTGTCTTGTCCAGGTTGTGATACAGCCGGACCATAAACACCAACCGCGCGCATGAACTATTCAGGCCACTGATGTTGCCGACCGGTTCGAAGCTTTGCACCCAGATACCGGCGGTAACACCCGTCTTGGGCTTCCGCTTTGGTTCGTGCTGATTGACTTTGTCTAGGTACCCGCAACGCTGCACGTCGCTTACTACAGCGTCGAAAATTGGGTCAATCCATTCTTCGTTGTTAGCCATTCAACTCACGCACCAATCGCTGAATAACCGGTGCTGCAATAGCCGCCTTGTCCTGATTGAGACTCTGCCGGACCAAGCGGAAGGTGTGGTATCCCTTGAACCGCGTTGCACGGTTCAAAGAGGACACACCTTCCAGCCACCCTCCATAAGCGACATTGTTGTCTGAAAATCCACGGTAGACGGTGCGACGATCCACCATGATGTTCCGCTGGTAAAAACCACTGGGGTTCTTGAGGACGGTCCTCAGTCGCGTTTGGACACGCTGGACACCCTCCTGTGCCAGCACGTCGTTTACTTCGACGACCGCGCGCTGTACAGCGGCCTTGGATGCTGCCGCGTTGAACAGCAAACCCTTTTGCTGCACCGTGATGTTGACCCTGAATTTCGGCATTACACAGCCTCCATCCGGGACACCCGTCCGTAACGCAAAACAGCATCAGCCCGCAACGAGTCGATTCCCTTACCTACAGCCTCCCTCTGGGACTGTCCACTACCGACAACGCGCGCGTAGGCGGATGCGTCTTGTTCAAGTGCCACAAGGGTTTCCGCCACAGTCAACGTCTCGATCAACTCGGGAAACCGGTGGCAAGTGATTTCAGCCGAGAGTGAGTGACTGGCCGGGGTAGAACCCAATACGCCACGTTGGACGTTGAAGATTCGTTGCGCGTAAATGTCCACTCCAGACGCGTGATCGTCCAAAGTGGAACCGTCCCATGCGCGTGTGACGCTCAGGCTGTTACCCGTGATCTCATCGATACGCATCCGCTCCGCACCGATTTGGATCATCTCACCGACAACGAATTTCGTTCCGTCCGTTGTGGACACAAGGCGGTCAGACATGTTGTCGCCCAACACATCCGCTGTGTTCACCGCTGTGTCAGCCATGCGTCGGTTGGTGACCTGCATCCGCTCCGTGTCGACAACGATGAGGGAGCCCACTCCTATATTCAATTCAGCTTCGGTCGTCGGTCCGATGAGGAATGACTTAACCGAGGAATTGATTCCCTCCCCCAGAAGTCCATCCACGTAATCCGTGTCAGTTGGGTTGAACCCAGTGTCCACATTCAACTGAATGGCTTCCTGCCACGTCTGTCCACTTTGGAACACGGCGCTGGAAGACTGGTTGATCTGGAGGATTTGGTACGGCGGTTCGGGCTTGTCGTCCCACCGTCGCAAAAGGACATCACCCGTGCTGATCGTCGTTCCACCAGCGTTGATCGAGTTGACGGCGACAATTTCATTGTCACCAAAGAAATGGATCTCCCAGGGTGGTGCGTACTGGTGATTCGGCCAATCTACCTTCAGCACCTTGGTTTCCGGGTAGAACCGACGCCTGAGAAGCCCCTCCACCGTGCGTGAAGAGGCTCCAATCAGTCGGTCCACCAGCCTACGTGTTTGCGCAGTCTCAGTGACCTCCAGGGACTCATAGATTCTTTCCCTGGTGGTGTACCAAACGCCCATTTCCTGACTCCCGATTGCATTCTACGGAACTACATCAGTGGCTATTTAGTTGTTACATCCGAAGTCATGCCGGAGTTTCTGAAACTCAGTTGCTATATCACGACCAAGCTCTGTCCCCGGGGGCTTCTCTCGGTACGTGTCGTCCAGCCGTACAACCAGACCACACCAGCGCTGATTGCTTTCGTTATCCACGTGCTTGGCGTACATGATGGACGCTACGGCTGAAGTCACTGAAGCTAGGAAAATCATTATCAGCGAGTAGGCCACCGCTTTGTTTATCGGCTTCCGTCTCATGGCACCTTCCCCAATGTCATGCGGATGAGTTGGTATCCGAAGAATCCGAGCGAGACGAAGGTTGCTCCAACTCGATAGGTGTACCACGCAATAGCGCTATCAAGTTGGTTAACCCGGGTACGCCGGTCATAGCTGTGAAGATGACGAGTAGTAGGGTATTCACGTCTCCCGTGATCTGCTGATATCCGATACCGGTCAGACCCCCGAAAAACAGAATCAGATCCTTGGCAATTGCAATTCTTCGTTCCGGCTTCATCCTGTTCACTCAACGGCCCGACCAATCTATTAGCAGGGACGTACAGGAGGGGGAACCGGGGAAGTGATTCCCCCTCCTAAACGCTATTCGAAATCGGAGAACTCATCGTCCTCTTCGTCTGCGGCACGGACACGTGCTTTCTTGCTGCCGGACCCCGTGCCGCGTTTCCTACCGGATTCCTGGGCCGTCTTCTGGCCACCGGTACCCGCAGAACGGGCAGCGGAGTCCGTTCCCTCTTCCTGTTGGCTTGAGCGGTTCCCCGTCGAACTCACAGGCTTCTGGGGGTTGCGCGTCCGTGATCCGCTTTCGCTGTTCAGATTCTCTCCAGATGGAGATGAGCTGTTCCCAGCTGATAGCGATTCACCTCCTGACACAACGCGCGTGACCGTTGTAGGCGGTAGCGGGTCTTCCAATTCCGCATCCGTGAACGACACGCCTGTGTGCTTTCCTGACTTAGCCATCGGAACTCATTCCTTCCTAGGCGAGAGTCAACAGGTTCTTCAGGAGTTCCGGCGCACGCTGTTCCTTGAGCCCTGTGAGGATGTACAGGCCCGAAACCAACTGCGCGTTGGCCACCGTGGCAGCGATGTTGCATGAAACCCATTTGAACCCGGCCGACAGCGACTCAGGCTGGATTTCGATGACGTAAATCCCTTCCTGTTCCGCAGACGTCAGACCCATGTTCGCGGTAGCCGCTGCCGCCTGGGTGGTGAGCTGCCAGACCTCGTCACCGTCCAGCGTGGTTTCTTCCTTCTTGTAGAACTCCGTGATCACCGCAAGGTTCTGCGAAGTTCCACCCGAGGACGCGGTGTGTTCCTGCACGGTGACAACGGGGTCAGCCCCCGCCGTACCCGCACCCTTGAACAGCACGAACATGAGATTTCCGCAGTCGCGGAGGTAGACGCGGTGCCCCGTGGCAGCGTCCGCCGTGTTGAAGTCCACCGGCGTAAATGCACTGCCGATGTCCAGAACAGCCCCGAGTGCTTTCATTGGAATTTGTTTCCTCTCTCAGAATCAGGCAGCGGCAGCGAGCTGAACGAACGGGGACAGCGTGTCGCCGTTGTTCTGGGGGGTGACGGGGGACGACAGCCACGGACGGCCGTCAAGGCGTTCGATCACACGGAATGCAATCTTGTCCTCGTCGAACTTGAAGTCTTCGGACTGCCGCGCGCTCATGGCCTGCCGGTCACCCAGAAGGTAGAAACCGAAGTCCACCAGGTTGACGTCACCCGCTGCACCGACCGTGCGCGCCTTCTCGGAAACGATGATCGGAAGACCCAGCATGTACATCACCGGGGCGGAAGAACCCGTTGCGAACTGCCCACCACCGATGATGACCGGAGAGGCACCACCCGGAAGTTCCATCGTCAGAAGCGACGGAAGCACGTTCGGGGAAATGACCCACACCGCGCGGTCAAGAGACTGCGGCAGCATCCGTGAGAACATGTTGACGATGTCAACCCATTCCACGTTGTTGCCCGCGACCGTGGTGGAACGCGTGACGTTGACGTTGGCCGGAGCGTTCAGGAAGCCCAGGGGCTCACCGACGCCACCACCGACGAAGAATGCAACGTCTTCGAACCACGTGATGGCTTCCGGGAAAACACCACCCAGGAAGGCATCCATTGCGGGACGAGAGTCCCGAATGAGTTCGGTCGGAACCTCCGTGTACAGAACGAGCTTGTTCGCCTTGAGTTCGATCTTCTTGAACTTCGGAGACGATTCGGTGAGCGTCGCACCCTCTTCGGTCCAGAAACCGACGATGCCGCCGAACACGCTCGAAACGTTGGACGTGCTGTCCACCATCGGGAACGACACCGTGAGAGAGTCCATCGGAATGACTCGCGCACGGGAACGAACCACGGCCTTTTCCAGGCCCAGACGAAGCACCTCAGCCCGAAGGATTTCCGGAATGAGGAAGCCACCGTCAGACGGCTTGATCGAGCTGAGTTCGTTGGAAAGAGATCCCAGAACCTTGCTCAGTTCGTCGGTCTTGTAGGCGTGCCCCGAGATGGAGTGAATGAAGTTGGTGAGGCTGTCGAAGTCCTTGTCGAACTTCGCGCCAACTGCATTCTTGTTGTAGATGGTGTTCTGCCGAATGTGCGTCCGGGCGTTCGGGTGGTCCAGGTTCAGCCGCTTGGTGATTGCCTCCATTTCGCGCGACTGGCCGTTTTCCTTCAACCAGTTGATCATGAAGGCTTCGGTCTGTTCCTGCACCTGACCCAGCACACCCGGGTCCTTGGAGAGTCGGGCCTCAATGCTGCCCTCCACCCAGGCCGTGAAGGCTTCCGGGTCCTTCAGAAGCGCGGTCATTGCGTTCTTGTCCGTCAGAATCTCTTTGACTTCCTCGGACGTCGTCGCAACTGCAATGGTCTTTGCCATGTCATTCCCTCTCAGAGCTTGGCGGCAGCGGCGCAGAACGCGTCAACGTCCACACCAAAGATGTTGTTGAAGGCCGGGTCAGGGGCCTTGTTCCGGCCCAAGTGCTTGTAGTTGAACGGCACCAAGGAATGAGTTCGCTTGAGAAGGTCCTCAATCGGTTCCTCCTCTTCCTCGGGGCTGTCCCCCTCCTCAGGGTCTGCCGTCTCCTCCTCAGGCTTCTCAGGGGCCTTCTCGGGGTCTCCCTTGGGCTTCGTGTACACCTCGTCGGCAAGACCAGCGTCAACCGCTTCCTTCGCGGTCATCCACGTTTCCGCCAACATGAGCGCGCGCCACTCGTCCGCACTGGTTTCGTTGCGGGATGCGTGCTCATAGATTTCAGCGATGTTCTGGGATTGCTTGTCCAGGAAGTCAGCCATTTCGCGCATGACTGCCGCGTTCCCGTACTCCACACCCATCGCATCGTGGATCATCATCTGGGAACCAACACCCATGACGATTTTGTCACCGGACATTGCGATGATGGATGCACCGCTAGCAGCGAGCGAATCCACTTGCGTGGTGATGTTTGCGGGGTGCATCACCAATGCGTTGTAGATTGCGATCGAGTCGAAAACACTTCCACCAGGGGAATTGATTCGAACTCGAATGTTGGACGTCGTGATCTTGCTGATTTCTGCGATGAAATCAGACGCCAACATTCCCCACCATCCGCCGATGGCTTCGTAAATCGCTACCTCCGTGGTGTCCTCGTCGGCGACGTTGCTGATACGCCACCACGGGATCTGAAGGTTTTCGAGCGTGTCCGCCAAGCTTGCGTTGGTGCGGCGAACCTGAGCGATAAAACGCGCTTTCTCACGCGCGATAACGCCCTGTACACGGTCGGGGTTCATTACGGGTTTCCCTCCTCTCAACACGAAGAATCAGCGGTACACGGCACGTCCACCGAAATGGGTTGCGGGCCGGGATCGGTGTACACATTTCCGTTGTCGTACAGCCGGTCCATTGCTTTCGTCTCGTCCTCCTTTTCGGCGGGTGCCGCTTGTGCGGGGGAGGGAATTCCCACCCAACGCATTTTGGGGAGACCGACAGTCTCCGCCACGTCTTCCGGGTGGTAACCCGCAAGAACTAGATTCCGAGCGCTTGCGGACATCGAATTCCGTTCCCGGTCCGCTGCCTCATGGTTGATGGGTGTGGGGTCATCGAAATCCAACTCAAGCGTCTTGCCGTTCGCGAAGTTCGGCAGAAGCTTGAAGTCAATGATGTCCTTCCAGCGCTTAAGGCGGGGGATCGTCTGACCTTCCGCCATGATCTCTTTACCGGCTTCGGCGTTTGCACGGTTGACATCGTCCACCGTTCCCAACATCGGCTTCGGGAATGCGAAAGCCTCACGAATCAACTCGCGCGGCAGGTTACGCAACTCAACGAATTGCATATCCGTCATGCTGAAGTTCGTGTCTTTCCACGTGGCGTTTTCCAACACGGCCACGCGGTGAGCGTTCGCGATACCTTGGTGCTGCCGCCTCCAACGCCGAACAAATGCGTTGAACTCGTCGTCACCCATCCGGTAATCAACTTCGATGATGCCGCCTGGGCGAGCACCATTGATGAAAAAGTTTTTGTTCCACTCAGCCGAATACTTTGCAGCATCGATGTCATTCAGGACAGTCTGAACAGGACCCATCCCCCGGTAAGGATCTCCCGGGTTCGGGTACTTGATGTGAATGACATCGTCCAGTTCTAGCGGAACTTCCTCCCCGTTCTTGCCCACGTACATGTAGCCCGTGAGGAACTTCGTCGGGTGCTTGACGGGGTGCAAGCGGTCCGGGCGGATGGGCCACATTTCGATGACCAGGCCACCGATGCGGTACAGAACGAATGCACCCTCACCGACCAAATCCAAATGTTGCTGGACAGTCTCCCGGAACAACCTTCCCGTGTAGTGCGGGTTAGGCGTGTCCCACACCGTCGTGAATCCGTGACCCAGTACCTCAGTTCGTTTCTTCTTGTCCCGTGTGGACGTACGGCGGTAGAGGTGCCAGTCAGCCGACGCAAACGCATTACCAATCTGGTTGACGATTGCGAAGAGAGTTCCCACCGAACCATAGGCAGCGTAGGCACGCTCACCGTCGATTACGGAGTCTCGATAGCTTCCGTAAAACGATTGCTCATCGGACATGGGTACCGGCGACAGGTTGGCAGTACGCATTCGAGCGCTGCCGCTACTGCCCGAGCGCATGGCATTCCCCGCTGAGCGAGCAACTACCGAAAACAGGTCTCTCATCGGCCTACCTCAATCGGGGCTCAGGGGGTTCGGTGGTGTTCGTGTCGCCGGTCGTGAGGAATGAGAGGCCAAAGAACGAAACCCCCGCAACCACAAAACCTGTGGTGATGTTGAAGGTGAATCCGGCCAGTGTCAAACATCCAAATCCTGCAATGGAGAACAGGAACCTCACGATTGCCTGGAACCACGTACGCGCGCGGGATTTTCCTTGCCTTGCTTCCCTTCTCTTGGCAAGCATATTGGTTGCTTTATACGCAAGGAATTGCAAGACACCCGGGTTACTGTCCACTTTGGACGTCCTTTCTAGACAAGTTCGGTGAGGCGTGCCCCACCCTTGAGATCATGGTGAGCGATCAGGTACCGGTCGCAGTCCATACCGTGATCATCTTTCTTCACGGGTTCGTCTTCACGCCGACCATCCTTGCTGACTTTCCAGATGTAGCACGCCACTTCGTCAGTGGATTGTGTCGGCAATACATTGTCCACAAGGTACTGATCAACTTCGACAAGTGCGTCTTCCATGTAGTACAACCCGCAATTGCCTTCAGCGTCGAACTTCAGACGGTCCTTGACCGCCATGATTCCCTCATAGACGCGCTTGAATGCCTTCTGCGTTCCGATGCCCGTGTGCATCTCGAACGTACGCCTACCCTCAGCATCCCAGTCACAGATCACCGCGACAGGGTAGGGCTCTGTCCAATGTGTTTCTTCCCGGCTACGCCAGACCTTATTGAAGTGGTCATACCACTTCACTTCGACCGTCTCAGTGACACAGTCCATAATGGTCTTCGCGTGTTCCTCCACCGTCCTTTGTGTCATGTAGATTTCGCGGTACATGTAGAACTCACCGTCCGGACCCTTGGCGTACCACTTGCACACGAACGGATGTGCGTACCCGAAGTCAATGACCCAGTAACGCTCCCACTCCTCAGGCAGTGGAATGCGATTACCTTCCTCGTCCAGCGTCCAAGAGAGAATGTGGTAGTACGGGTCAAACTCTTCGTAGACAACACCTTCAGCCGACACCCACAAGCCCAAGCGTAGACGCTTGTATCGAACACCCGTGAGAGCGTCCAAAATGGCCATGTACTTGACGCCTTCAGGCGTGAGCGTTCCGTCCTCGTTGTACAGTCGCGGGTTGTCCTCATGGCGCGACTCAATGAGTTTGGTGATCTTCTCGTTGCACCGCAACTTCAGCCAATGCTTTTCACCAGCCGGGTTGCAGTCCATTAGCAACTGTTGGAATGAGATCTTCCAGTTGCGAAGACGTGTCTTACAGAACTCAACGTCTTCAACCGTGACCTCAGTGGCTTCCTGAATGTAAATAATGTCGTACTCAGCGGACATGACCCGGGTGGGGTTGTCCAAGCCACCGATGGTCACAGAGGACCCGTTTGAGTAGCGGTACTGGGGTGCCTCTTGCGCGCTTCCGCCGTAGTACACAACGTCCTGTGTGGCTAGTGCTTCCTTGGCCACGTAGTTGCGCCACGTCACCAGGGCCGTAGAACCCAAGCTACGCAACGTCTTTCGCAGGATGAGCGCACGAACGTTAGGCGTTTGCAGGCAGATAGCGTGAATCTTTTCCAGACACGCGCGAGACTTACCCGTTCCTGCCGGACCAGAAATCAATACCTCTGGCCCCCGGTCCTCCATCACCTCCTTACATGACCCCCAGGGGGTATATGAATGCTCTAGGACTTCACCACTGTCCTCAATGGCTTCCGTCATCCTCGTCCTCCGCAAGTGCAATGTGGACACGCTTGCCGTCAAGGACCATTGCAGCAATGGGTTTGCTCAGAACGTCAATGACTTCTGCAACTTCGGCTTCACTGTCCACAAAGAACGCAATTGTGAGCATCTTGGAATCGGTCATTTCAGCGCATCCATGTCTACGTTTCCGAAGTTGTAACGGACCGTGGCCCCGTCGGTGGAGTCACCCGCACCCCTGTGAAGCAACTGGCCAAGCTCGTTCGCCGCTGCCAGACAGAAGGACCTGAATTCCCTTAGGACAGTCGGATCTGTACTCCCATCCAAAATCAGTTCGTACAACTCATCGGCGATGATCTGATACCTAAGTAGACGGTCGAACTTCTTGCCGATCCACAGGTCTGCGAGTTGTTTCGGGGTAACGGTGTCATCTAGTTTCGCCTGTTCCTCCTTGAATTTCCGTGCGGCCAACTTGAGCAACAATTTGTTTTCCTTGGCCCAGTCTCGAAGGTCCTCTTTGGACACTCCGTACTTCTCGGCTAGCTCAGCCCCCGTTCCCTTGCGTAGAGCCACATCCTCAATGAGTTGCATCCGCGTTTGCGGGTCATGATCAAACATGCGCGGAGGATAGCACCCTTTGTCAATCCACAATGTACTGTGTGCACACGTAAGCCTCCCCCGCGCGATTACAGGAGAGGCTTTGGTGTTGGCGCTTGGTTAGCCCCACTGCCGGGCCATAGCCCGTGCTATCCCTCTGAAGGTGCGAGCACGTTCCTTCGCACGCTCTATTTTTGACTTATATCCTTTGTAGACGTACGCACCTTCGTTGTTCGTTGCCCCAGAAGGGTTGTACTTCAGGCTGAGATCATTGGAATACGTTCCACCGTCTACCCAGTGGCCTTGTGTCCTAACTGGACGGTCGGGCCACAGGGGCGGCAAACCCTTGAGCCACAAGCCCGTTCGCTTGGTCCAGGGGTCACCGAACCACCACGGTTGCACGTACTGATCAGGCTTCCTGTACCGAGAGGACAGAGCCCCTACAGGGTTCTCAATTGCAATTCTGGGGATCTGCGTTTGGTCGAAAAGGTCCAGGAAGAAATGAATTGCCTCGTCCTGCAACCCGTTTGCTTGCTTGATCTTCCAATGAGACGCATTCACGGTTGCCAGGTGCGTGCACGGGGGGAATGCGATCATGAGATCCCAATTCGGGTACTTCTCAAGGAACTTGAGCACGTCCCCTCTGTAATGCCACCCATCCGTTTCGCTGTTCAGCATGTCCACGCTTACCGCATGATGTCCCCTACGCGCGAAAGCATCCCTTACGCGTCCGCTGTACTCACACGCAACCAATACCCTCACGGTCATTCCTTTCACGCACCCGACCAATTGCGGGAAGATAGCACGGGGGACCATTGGGACACCACCGAAGGGTTCTTCTCACGGTGGGTCGTGGTGCCTTTCTCAGCGTTTTTCCCGGCAGGGAAGGCCGATCCCACCCTTATCGACCGTTTGACGCGTCCTGAGGAACTACAGGGCCTGTTG